TAACCATCCATGACTAGATCCTGAATAGCAGTAACAGGATCTTCTGTGATTGTCATAGAGAAGTCATCACGACGAATCGGTACCTGTCCTTGTAGGATACGATGACAGTTGAAGATGATTGAACTGTCTTCCTGTTGACGATGAATCTTCGTCAACCAGATGCCATTAAATCGGCGGAGTAGCGCAACGAATGGCGGTTCTATCTTCTTCTTATGGTCGTTACCTTCAATTGGATATAACTGATTCGCGTCACCGAACACGCGAATGAGTCCGCCGGCTGGCAGTGCATCGAATAGATTGCGGTGCAATTCCGTATTTACTACAGTATACTCATCAACAAGGACAACATCAGCATCAAGAGGATTGCGATGATCACGCTTAGGATCAGTTGTAACGAGAGGCTTCCCGGTCTTTTGATCCACTTCTCCCGGATAGGGGTACTCAAGAAGGCGGTGTAAGGTGCACGCCTGTATTCCCGTTGCCTCTGTAATTCTCTTTGCTGCTTTTCCAAAAGCAGATCCGAGTACCACACTGCGGCCCAACGATTGGAAGTGGTCGTGAACAGCTTTAAGTATAGTTGTCTTGCCAGTGCCAGCTTCGCCAGTAATAGGTACGATGCGGCGTGATGCATCAGTACACGCCGCGATAGCACGTTCTTGACTTTCATCCTTTACAAGTCCTTCGCTTTCGCTTTTCTTGTCCGGCATATTGTCCTTCGATGTTATCACTTCCATTCTCCCGATGCTGCTTGAGCGCACGTGCTACTCTCGTAATACTCCAACGACAGAACGCAGCGAGAGTAACACCAAGACGCTCTGCTTCATCTTTAATTAGATCATACTCCGCATTGGAGCAACGCACGCGGAGGTTCCCGCCGTACTTGCTAGTCGAGTTTACACCACGTGCTAGTGGAATGTATGAGGGAGTTGGGATTGTGATCTTCAATGGTGCTTCATATTCATTAGACATGTCGATACTCTCTTTGGTTTGGTATCTTTATATATCATGTCTGTAGTTGTGTGTCAATCCCGATCACGCATGGATCGTAGGACAGCAATAATAGAGTCTATGACTTCATTCCTAGTCTGATATGGTGCTAGGTCTGCTGGCCTAGTAGTCGTTTCATACGTCGAGAACTTGTGTCCGCAATTATGGCAACGCCTGCGCCTTCGTCTATGATTTCCGTTCTTTGATCCTCGACTATCTGTAACAATGCTATGTGTATGACCACAGTTCGGGCAGGCGATTGATACTAGATCAATGTCATCCATTCTCTACCCCGAAAAAGAAAGGCCCGGCATGACGAATCATACCGGGCCTAGAGTTGCGATGAACACCACAACGAAGTAGCCCGGTAGAGCGTCCCCTACCGGGCTTTAATCATACGGCTAGCTGCATTACCGACTTACGCAGCCGTCTGAACCTTCTTGTAAACGGCATTCGGATACTTGCCGCTCTCAAGGGCCTCCAGAAGTTCGTCGGCCCTCCGAGTAACAGCGAGAACCTGGATACGATCCTTGGAAATCTCCATCGGCTGCCCGTCAGTCCCGAGAACACTGAGAACGACGAACAACGGACGAGCCTTCTGAGGTGCACGAGGTTTCTTCGCAGTCACTACCTTGGCATCAGCCATTTACTATCCCCTTTTCAAGTGTTGATGATGAATAGTAGTACGTAAGTGGGCCGTCGTCAATAAGAATAATGACGACGGCCCATCTTTTTACGCCTCTCGGACTCGAAGGATGACCGGACGGGTGACACCTTCATAGGTCTCGTGCCCGGTTTCAATCGTAGCCTCAAGGCCGACCCACTCGGTCACGTCCACTTTCTTACCGAGCGGGGCACCAATGGCCTCACAGAACCGACGAGCCGCATAGCGCGACTGCGGGTTATCTTCCAGGCTGACACGTCGATAATGCAGGACCGTGCCATCCGGGTTTCCGTCTGTGTAGTCCACTGGATACTGGTCGGGGGAGACGAAGAATGCCACATCGGCATACTTGGTGCCCCTTTGCGAGAGACGGACTTCCGCCCCTCGAATAGCAGCCGTATACTCGCGGATCGGAAGCGGGTCCGGCTGTTCGGCGTCTTTCAAGTTTACAGAGAATTCGACAATGCTAGAGATTTCGTCTTGAGCCATTGTACTTTCCTTTTGTACAGTTAAAAAAGATTGAAGACACAGATAACGTGAGTGCTCTGCTACACAGTAGTTTGTACTACTTCTTACTCTTCTTAGTGGATGCAGGTAGGTCGATTTTCTTACCTCCATTCTGTGACCAACGTTCGTACCATTGTGCGATGCCCTCGCCTTCTTGTTTGTCTGCATCATAGTGCCAGATGAACTCGCTTTCCTCTGACGTGATGAACATACGAGACTTCATTGGCTTACGAGCACGACAGTTACGTACTGCAATGCGTCGTTCCTTACCAGTGTCAGTCATGTTCCAGATTTCAGAGAGTTTCACTGGCACTTGTTCGTTAAGGGAACTACCAAGCATGATCGAGATGTACAGGACGATGCCATTCGAGTCTTTCTCTGGCTTGTCCTCATGTGCAATGAAGATCATGTTGCGTTCTAGTTCTCCAGTTACTTGCAAGAGATTAGATACGCATAGCTGAGTCCATGTATTCTTATTACCGAAGCCTGAGTAGCCAGGACTTTCGATAGTCACTCCTTCTTTCTTGCCCTTGTTAGTTCCCTGTGCGACCTTGACACCATGATATAATGCTTTCTCGCCAAATGTAGTCAGGCTATCGAACACGACTGTCTTGATGTCAGGTCGGTCGATTAGAAATTGCTTGATACGAATAGGGTTCTCTTCTTTAAACTTCTCCGCAATAGATGCAGGCTGCTTCGCGAAGTCAAGTACCTCGATGCCATCGACATTGGCTACTGCATCTGTACCATCTGGATCGAAGTTGAGCCAGAGTAGATTCTTCGGGGCAGTTGCAGCAAGTGTAGTCTTGCCACAGCCTGATGGTCCCCATAGAAGTAACGAGAACCGTTTGATACGCTGGCTTGGCGTTTCTAGTGCAACACCACCGAGTGTTACTTCCATAGTTAGTCCTTTTCTGCGATACGTTCCAGTACTTCTTCTTGTTTATCACTGATGATAATTTTGTCGCCTAACTTTTCACGACGATTTGTTAGATCAGTGATAAACTTCTCTTCCCATACAGTTAGTTGTGCTGTTTGTGCCTTTATTAAGATCCAATCTAGACGACTGAGATCCATCTTCTACCCCACTACATCTGTTTCGAGAGGCGACCACTCATCGATGATCATTTCTTCATACGTGCGTGCCTGTTCTTCTTCATCACCGTAACACAGTGGAAGGAAGGAACATGGACGAAAGTATCTATTACATGAATGAGTATATCGAGGAGCAGAGAGAGGCGTTTGTTCGTATTGCCTAATGATGTTGACAGTATGTACCAGCCAGTTAGCGAAGTAGTTATATAGATGCGTCTGTCTAGTGACCTTCTCTTGACGTACTGTTTCAGAGATGTTCTTACTAGCAGGAATCTTCATACCAATTGCACGTGCATTGTCACAACGCTGTCCTGTCCATAGAGACGTGGCAATACAGTAGCCAGTCAACTGATGCGATAGTTGCCACTGAGCAAGCCATGCGTCATCGATACGCGCACCAGTCTTGTTGTCAACGATTACGATGCTGTCCTTGTCATGGTGTACGCCGTCAAGTCGTCCCGCATAACGGAACTTCATCGGTTCTACGTCTTCTTCGAATGTGATATCGACTACAATATCGAAGGCGATTTCAATACCAACGTCACTGTTGGGGTCACTTGGATCACGAATCCACACAGGATAACGACGAGGATCGATTGAGTCGAAGTATACCATGCACGATTCGGCAATGTTCGTAACTGTACGGTACTTGTCATATGGATCATCGAAGTAGCCACTGGTATACAATGCCTGGAGACAGAAGTTGATGATGTTCGTGCGCTCAGTAGCGTTACCGTCATATGCTCCAGTCATCTCGATAAATCGTTCTTCACCGAAGATACGGAAGCCATGTTTAGCCATGAGTTCTGGCTGCTTCTGGATCATACCGAGTTGAAATAGACGATGCGCTGCAAAGACTTGATGCGATACGTCGCCGGCCTCTAGTGCCATTGCACGTGCAGAAC